TATTCAATTACGCTGAATGTTTTTATACCCTCGCCACGTAGTTTAACTGTGCCTCCTAAGAAACTTAGATCAATTACACATGCATAACAGATCTCGATTGGATGTACGTTAAACTTTTTAAGCAACTCAATAATAGCTAATGCTGTTCCGCCTGTGGCGTTTACATCATCAATAATTAGTACATTTTTTAATGCATCCAAAGGTGTATTAGCCTTCATGTGCAAACTAGTTTGAGCATACTCATATTCAAACTCAATGCCCACAGTTGGAGGTGGTAACTTACCAGGCTTGCGTACTAGGTGTAATGGTACACCTAATGCTACTGCTACTGGACTACCCCAAATGAATCCTCTAGCATCAGGTGCTACAATATCTGTGATGTTATTAGCCCTAGCAAACGCTGTAATAGCGTCTACAGTGGTTTTAAATGCCGCTGGCTTATACAGTAAGCTAGTAACGTCTTTGTACTGTATGCCGGGTAACGGAAAGTCTGGGATGGGGACAATTTCGCCCTTTAGGTTATATGGGTCAGTATCGAGCATTAGATTAAATCCGCAATATCAATATCTTGAACTTTGTTAGCTTCTTTAACAAAGTAAGCACACTTTGGTTTTGGACCGCCGCTCAAAGGTACGGCAAGCAAATGCCCGTTTTTTAGTTTTGGAAAATACCATTTAACATCTTGATAGATGTTTGTAATTGCAATTTCTTTTGCGCTTATTGAAATGGCTTGCAAAGGATTCATTACAAGTGCTTGAAATCCTCTGTTGTTTAAACTAGCTAAAGGAATAACTTCAAAGCCGCTGTATTCCTCGTCACAAATTAATATGCTCCAATCCATTGGCATCTGTACAGAGTGTTCTCCAATCTGCAAACAGATAGCCGGAGCATGAAAACTCTCCAAAAAGATCAGCGGCAGAAAAAAGAAATCAACATTATGTTTGTCGCTGGCATCTAGCACACAGTACCTAATGTCATCTATTTCATTTGGTACTGTATCTAAATCATATGATACGTTATCTACTGTTAGTATTTTCATTTTCTTTTCCAAATAGTTTGTTTAATTGGTTTACCATATTAGCAAAGACACTTTTACCTTGTCGTCGCCCGGATGACATTATTTGCATCTCTCCGGAGCGCCAGCCACCTGTTGACGAGTGCCAGATAAATGCAGGAGACTTTTCACACCATTCACTGTGAACGTTGAACATACCTTTTAAGTCGCAACCACAACCAGTGCAACGTCCTTCTAGTTTTAAAAAGGCTTTGTCTGTTTCCGAAAGATTTTTATGTTCGCCTAATGTCATTTGTATTCAACCTTAGTCATTGTGTATCTAAAGTTTTGCTCTTTATAGTATTCTTTACGCTTGGTCATGTGACGCTTGCTGTATTTTAAGTTACTGGTAAGGTCGACTACTTGTAGGTAATCCTTATCCTCCGCTTTACGGATTCCTCGTCCAATGCTTTGTATAACGCGGACAAAGCTCTTTCCGGGCTCCAGAAGAACCAGATTAAAAATACGGGGGATATTAATACCCACAGCGGCCACACCGTAAGTCGCCACAATAATCTTGTTATTAGTGTCCGAAACTTCATCATATTCCTTTTGACGATCTGTTGTTTTCATTTCGCCACTGATGAACACCCAATCAGGGTTACGTTCCATTAGCATCTCACCTGTAGCGATCCTATCAATAAGCACCAACGTATTACCGCTGTTGCTTAAACCCTTTACTATACTACTAATCTGATCTATTCGTTTTGGATCAGATACCAACCATTTTAATTCTTGAGCGTAACTACCAAAACCAAGAACACCATCTTGCAACTGTAGAATGTTAATATCCAAGTCAGCAAGCACACCCATGTCTTGCAATTCTTTACTGCTCAAGTTACCAATGACTGGACCAATGCTACAAATACAACCAACTGCTTCGTATTCGTCTTTGGGAATGGTGCCAGTTAGTCCCCAACGGATAGGAACATTGCGGAAGATACCACTTAGCTGATCCCGCAATACATCTGCTTTAGCTTTGTGTACTTCGTCTACCATTACGCATACAACACCATCAAGGAATTGTTCTACATCTATGTCTGCTTCACCCGCTTTTGTTTTCTTTTCTAGGATAGCAAGACTTTGCCACGTACAAATAGTATGAGTTTTACCAAACTCTTTTCTATCACCGAAGAACACACCAACATCTAGCCCCATGTTCTTATAATCTTTTTCCGTCTGTACAACAAGGTCCTTGTTGGGTACAATAACAATACTACGCCCATACGGTTCGCATTTGTTACTAAGTACTGCGGTAATAAGTGTCTTGCCGGCACCGGTAGCAATCTGCTGTAGACATTGCGGGTTATCTAAGAAACGATTAATTACTTCTACTTGATAGTCACGTAAAAGGATAGGCTCGCCTGCACGTGGGTGCTTGGCGGGCCATGCAATATGTTCATAGTCAGTTTGAGTTACATGGTCAAACTTAAAGTCCCATTGTTGTCTCTGGTCGTCTACTTCAACTTGATACCCATCAGCAACTACTAAAGGTAACAACTTATCTAAAAGATTAAAGTATGTGCGGCCACCAACGTCACAATAACGTACACAGCCATCCCACCGCCCTAGCTTATAAGCGGGCATATGGTATGCATATGGCAAAAAGTATTTCACCGCGTCTGAAATCTTACGCCGTGTTTTTACATCAAGTCCAACAAACTTTACATTAACTTCGTCGCGGATTTCTAGAATAACTTTTTGCATACTACATAATATATACTAATATCACTTATTTGTCAAGACACAAATAAGAAAAATCCCCCGGGTATTACTACCCGAGGGAGCCTGCCTAGGCTGTGGGAGGTGCTTAGGCAAAACGCTTCATACAAGTCGTCTCTGCGAGGTCTTTCCAATTCTCAGGCGCCATCTTCTTAAGGTCGGCTACCTTGAGTACCATACGCAAGCTGATCTCACGCAAACGAGCTGACTTCTCCACCATGAAGTCTACAACTTCTTGGTCGCCGTCATCACCAAAATCATACTCGGCAAGCATACCATCCTTAACAATTTGGTTGATACGCAAGAAACGGTCAGCACTACTATCCATTGCAAGGTCAATATAGTGACAACGTGACATCAGCGCAGACAAGTGGTCTTGAATCTTTTTGCTACGAACGTTCTCAAAGTTAACGTTAGTGATAAAGATACAGCCACCCTTAAAATCAAAACGGTCTGGAATGCCTTCACGACGCAGAGCGTTACTTTCGCTCTTCCAGCTAATTGTACGCTTCTTGCCTGAGTCAAGCACAGCCTTGAGCATGTTCAAGCAGACCTCATCAAACAAGATGCTGTCACAGTCATCAAACACAAGGATGTTACCTTCCTGACTGTTATTGTACAGCGTCTGGAACAAACCAATCGGGGTCATCGAACCCTTAACAATTTCTGTACGCGGTGCCTTACCACCAGCGAGCTTATGCATAGCTTCGTACTCGTCAAGGATCTTCTCGACACCAAAGCTCTTACCAACACCTGGAGGGCCGCTAACAATTAGACCACGCACAACACCGTTAGCAACAGCGTCCGTCATTTGGTCTAGAATCGAAAAACGCTTGCGGATACGATCCATTGCTTCTTCAGGCGTTTCCTTCTTTTTCTCAACCTTTGGTGCTTCTGCAACAGGCGACATCTGCGTGACAGTTTCACCGTCAGCAGTTACATACTCAAATGAGTTAGGATCTTCTAGCAACACACGAATTGCACCTTTATCTTCACCCAACAGTGCGCGGGCGTCGACTGTAGCGAACATGCCCTTCTTGCCAATGTTAACTGGCTTCACCATTGGAAATACAGTGTTAATGATTGGGCTGTTACGATAACTGCCCTGCTTAATATTAATCAACATAGTTTTTGCTCCCACACAAAAATTTAACTTACTTGTATATAATAACAGATTTTAGCAACTTGTCAACCGAAAATTGCATCAACAAGCATCCAAAAAGCGAACCAAGCCCAAACTGCCCCAATAATTACAGACAAAATATCTGCTCCAGCTGGGATAACATCTTTCCAAAAGATCCCAACTAAAACTAGCAATCCAATTATTAGCAAAACAGTGAACATCTTTTTCGCTCCCTATATATACATAATAGCAGAAACTGAGTATAAGTCAACCGGTTTATTGCGGTTTTAGGGATAAAAAAGTTGTATAAAAACAACAACTTATCCCACCTAAAATGTTGTTTTTAGCCACAAAAAAGCCCTTATAAATCAATGACTTACAAGGGCTAAAAATTTGTTAAAAAACAACAACTTATCGAAGGTTATTGCTCTCTACATGTACGCTCTTTGTACACTTGCCCATCGCTGGTCATAATTTCTTTCCATTCACTGCATACAATCACCTTTGTAACTGTTACAGGAGCAGACTGAACAATAACTTGCTTTGTTTCTTTTTCTTTTGCGTCTGCAATAACGGCACCTAAAATAACACCACCAATTAATGGTGCTACCCAATTGTCGCGGTGTACAATTACAGGACCGTGTCTATGATGATGTTGAGTTTTATAACCATTGTGATAATGGTGACCGCCAGCAAATGCAGGTGTAGCTACTGCTAGAGCTAAAAATAATGCTATAACTTGTTTCATGAATATTCCTTACCTAATCACTTCGGTGTGTTTACCCTTGAGGGATTTCTTTAAAGACTTTTTCCAAAGACGCTTTTGTTTTTCTTTGTCACCGCCGATAATAGCTTCATAGTATTTCATAATTAGTTTTTTAACTTTCATACAAATACCCCCTATAACATTATTTAGCTGATTACAATATCTTCCATGCCTGCGGTACGTAGTCTTGTAATATGACCAATTTGCCATTGTTTAGTATCCAGGCCCTTCATGATACCTAAAAACTTATTGCGTAATAAGCTAAATTGGTTGCATAGGTGAGTGAGTGTAATAACACTCTCCTCACCGTCAACAAACTTCTCTGCATCTCTGCTACTGAGTTGTCTATTGTATGCTTCCAAATACTTTCTAAATACTTTACTGCGTTCTTTACGTAGCTCAATATTCAAGTGTTCAAGAATCGCTTCAATCTCTTGAAGTTGATTAAAGCGATGCTCGGTGATACCTGGGAGGGCGGCACTGGATTTCTCCAGGCTACCCTTTATCCTACACTCGTACTTAGCGTTTTCAATTTCATCTTCAAAGTAGGAAATACAATCTATTATATTGCCTAAATCGTCAACTACTTTATTATACCAAGTACTCATGAATTAATCCCAGTCGTTATAATCGTCATCTTTAGATTCATCGTTGTCTAAAAGATAATCAAAGTGACTCTTAATTGCGGCCTTCATCGCTGAATCAAAACTTTGAACATGATCTTCGATATCATCTAAACTTAAATGATCTTCAAAGGTTCTTAGTATTGTTTCTGCGAATTCAACTCGATCCTTCTTTGGGATATGTACTTTTACAATATCCCAAAGTTCATCGAGAAGTGCTACTTCAGGACTCATCTGCGTATTCCTCCGGTGCTGGTTCAAAGTCATCAGCAGAAGCATCCTCTACAGTATCTTTACTTGCAAGGGGATTTTGCTTCCACTCGTCAATAATTATCTGTAGCTTATCTCCGGTCCATCCTTTTCTGAACTCTTTAACGATTTCACCTGTAACTGGAGAAGAATAAGTTAGCCTGTTACCTTCTTTAACTAAAATTCCTTTTGCTTCAAACATATCTAATAGACCGCTATACGGATCCATCCCAGACTCATAAGGAATTTTAATTTGTACGCTTTCAAACGGCTTGCTATAACGAGTTTTCATTACCTTACAAGCACTGCGAATACCACGTACTTCGCTGATCTTGTTGCCGTCCTCATCTTCTTTGAGTTTGAGCTTACGCATTGCAACAACAATACTTGATGCATATACGAAGCCTTGACCACCACTGATCTTATCATCTGGATCAAACATATCCTGGCTAGCATACGTGTGATTGGTTGCAACAAGACCGATTGGATATGGGGCAAGCATGTTGACAGTATTACGAACAAGTGCTGTTAGTGCTTTAGGCTTACGGCCCATATCGCCTTTCATGTCACCTTTCTGAAACTGATCTACGTCAGTTGGAGTAAGCAACATGCCTAGACTGTCAATAACAAACAGAAGTTTAGGCATTTCTTCATATTTTAGCGCACCATAATTGGCTTTGTAGTCCTTCATGAAGTCTGAGATGGCTTTGGCCACATCGTCAATCATGCTAACACTAATACGAAGTAGTTTTTCAGGGCTGGTATCAACCTCTAGGGCTTTCAACCATTCTTCATCAAGTGCGTTCTCGGAGTCAAAAAGAACAACTTGACAACCCATTTTTTGTGCGTGTCGCACAATATTACCGGAACAAATAAATGATTTACCTGATCCTGATTCACCAGCAAACACACTTACCTTGCCCAGAGGAATACCTTTGTTAAAGTCTCCGCTGATAAGATAATTTAGTGTGTAGTTACCAGTGCTGATCCAATCACGTGGGTCATGAAAACCAGCACTAATACCGGTGATACTTTTAGTCAGACCAGTACGAAACTTGGTCAAGTCAAATGGTTTTTGCATAAGCTACTCCTTAGGCTTGCTTGCGATTACGGATCATTGCAAGGATGTCATCAGCTGACTTCTTTGCGCCATCGCTTGCTGCCGGAGCAGGAGTTGGCGTTTCTACCTTTGTTTCTGGAGCCGCATCAAACGGTGCGTCTTTGTCTTCATCCACAACTGGTTTTGCCACTGGGGCAGGAGTTGGCTTTGCTACTGGAGCACTTGCCTTCTGAAGAGTTGGGCTTGGTGCATTAGCTGGAACTTCTACACCATATGGCTTGTAGTAATTACCCCAACGTGATGGATCATATAGATCACCATTTACACTTGCTTCAAACATTTCAGCAATTGCCTTGTAATGTTCAGCACTCGGACGAGCTGGCAAAAATTCGTTTAGATCAAAAAGACCAAACTTG